GCTGTGAGTATTCCGCGACCATCGGGCAGAAGATTACGATGTAATGCTTCGCTGAAGTCAGTGGCCTGCTGTCCTACTTCGCTTTCCAGCAGTTTCATGATGCTGTCATGGAAACTGACAGGCAACACGTCTGGATAGATAACCAAACACATATGATCTTCGTTGGGTACGGTTTTAAAAACAATGACGACTCGCTTGTCGCCGTGTTTACCGATGTGTTTTAAAAATGCCATTTATTTCTCCTTTGGCTCGGGGCCGGTAGTTGTTGCTGGGATATCCTTGTCTGACGGGGATTGTTGCATCTGCTGTACGCTGTAATCATAGAAAGCACTAACACGATTGTAGAACTCGCCCACGGCCACCATTTCGGCTGGCTGGAACCCGCCGCGACGATTTATAACCTCAATGAGGTTTTTAATGAACAGCAAGTCATTGACAGAGAATGAAGGATTTTCCATACAGATATTTACTGTATGGAAATTTTATGCTTAGATTTTTTGGTTAAAACAGATCGGGTTCTTGCTGGTGCCAGAGGGAGAATAGCAGGGCTTCTTGCGGATCTTCAAAACTCACGCACTCTCGAGACACTACCTTGGGCGATTGTTCTACCCACACGTGGAAAGCATAGCGTCCCTGGGTGTTTTCAACGATCCAGCGTTGGATCCGGGCACTCTTGGATACTGTCTGCGGACAGCGGGTAAAATGATCAGGAGCCCATGACATCTCCCGGGTGTCAAACCAATCCTGGGGTTTAATGTTTATCCTGTTTGTCATACTCTGCAGAGAGACCAAAGGGCGCTTGGCATCCTGGATTGCTATGGATGATCCACACTGTGTCGCAGTAGTTGGGATCACCCCAGGAACCAAAAGGCAATCCGTCTGTGAACACCACGAGTTTCTTAGGCTCCACAGCCGAGTCCTTGAGATAATCAAAGATGCAGGTAAAGTCTGTGCCACCACCACCCTTGACATCGTAGTCACAGATGTCATCCAAGTTATCGGAATTGTAGGTCACGGGATTGTAGCAGTGAGTATCAAAAGTGACCACATGGATTTTATAACTCTCAAAGGATTCCATGATACCTTGGATCTCGCCCAAGAAGTCTTTGAGCATCTTGTCGCCAATGGATCCTGACGCATCAATGAACACAGCAATATCAATGGCGTCTTCGTTGCGCATACCTGGCATCACAGCGTCCATATCCCAACCACGCCGGCTGGGACGCATCCAGGTAAAGTCGGTCTTGATAGTGCTCTGTAATTGCATACGAAGCAGTTCGCGCCAGTTCATCTTGGGCTCAGTGATGTCCTTGATCATACGAGCCACGCCTGCGGGAATGTTGCCAGCGCCGGCCTGATTGGCGGCATTAATCATGGCTTCTTTCATCTCGTCGCGGATCTTCTGACGCTCTTCTTCGCTGAGCCGTGGACGGCCTTTGTTGCCTTTGCCGTCGCTGTTGCCTTCACTTTCGCCGTCGTCATCGTCGCCGTCCAAGTGTTCGTCGATGAGTTTGTCCAGCAAATCATTTAGACTGATCTTTTCAGCATTCTCGTACAGATAGTCATAGATCTGCTCTGATGACCAACCTTCGAACTTGGAGTCGTACAAGGCCGGCACAGTGGTAATCATCTCGCCCACGCGGTGTTTCTTCAAGTCAGCATTGACAGCATAGTCATTGGCAATGTTGAACAGTTGGGCATCACGCTCGCCACGACGGCCAAAGTGATCATAACAGCAATGGAGCACTTCGTGACCAAACAAGAATTCCACTTCCTTGGGCTTGAGCATATCGATGAAACGGCTGTTGTAGTAAAAATTCCTGCCGTCGGTAGCGGCAGTGCTACACCATTCGTCGGCATTGGTCAGTTTAAGACGAGTAGCCAGGTTGCCAAAGAAAGGTTGCTTGATCAACAGGCCCACGCGGCCGGTAATGAGTTTTTCACGGATCTTGACATCCAAGGCCCTATCTGTAGGACCCAAGAGATTAGCGAACTTTTGTTTTTTATTTTCTGTAGTTGCTGTGGACATATAGACTCCTAAGTATTTCTATTATTATATTAGAATTTGATTTTTGGGTCAACCTGGGTCTGCTCTGCATATTTAAGCAAGAATACACTGATCTCTTTGGGCGACTTGAGGTAGATGTAATGTCCCGATAGATGGTTGGTACGCCAGCACCATACTGGTTTGTCATCGTTGCCATACACTGAGAACATTTCATCAAGATCGGCACTCCAGCCAAAGGCCTGCCAAAGGTAAGCCCTGGCTTCGGCAAAGCATTTCATACTGGCTCTACCTTCTATGGGATTGCGCTGGTGCAGTCGTTCAGCACGATAACCGTAGATATGATTTCCAGAATGTCTACGGTCTAAGGCTTGTAGTCGAAAAACTGTCATAATGAGAGGTGGGAGCGGGTTTCGTAACAGCCTGTGTCCGAGCAGGCACCCGCTCCCTGAGCCTTTTAGTTGGCGGCCTGGAGGATGTACTTGCCAAACTTCTTGTAGAACTCGTCAAAGTTCTTGAGTTTGGTAGTTTCAAAGGGCAGTTCGTACACAGTCAACGCCACGCGAGCACCCATGACAGTGAGCTCTGTTTCAAAGTTCGCCATCATATAGCCCAAGAAGTTATCGACCTTTTTGTTCCACTCTTCTTTGCTCTTGGAGTCTTTGGCACGGCCAAGGCCCTCTTTGAGTTCATAGCAGAGACTGGTAACCAAACTGTACATTGCCGACACTTCCTTCACCTGCAGATCCTTGACTTTGCCGTCTAAGATATCTTCGGGCTGGGGCATCTTGGCAGATACCTTGCGGTGAGCCATAAACTTCACAGCCAAGCCCTCGCCCACAGTACCAGCGATAAGATTCATCAGCGTGTCATCATCTTCTTCGTCGTCCAGCAATTGGCTCACAAAGGTCCAGGAACGCGGTGTAGCAAACGAGCGTGATGCCGATTTAGCATCAAAGTCGTACAAGTCGCCCTTGGCAAAACTCAGGTAACCTACCACGTCTTTGTGGATGCGATTCAGCACAGCCCACTCTTGCCAGGAGTTGAAATCCACTTTCATTTCCTGGTGGATAAAGCGATTAGCTAGCGGCGTGGGCATACGATAAGTCACACCCTTGTCTGAGTCACGGTTACCAGCGGCCACGATAACCACATTGTCGGGCAGTCGATACTTGCCAATGCGACGGTTCAGCGTCAACTGATATGCCGCGGCCTGTACCGACGGAGCGGCCGAGTTCATCTCGTCCAAGAACAAGATAACGATGGGATACTGGCTGGCCAACTCTTCGTCGGGCAGGTCCACGGGCGCGGCCCAGTCCATCTTGTTCAAGTCTTTGTTGTAAAACGGAATGCCACGCAAGTCGGTGGGCTCCATCTGCGCCAGGCGCAGGTCGATCATATAGCCATTCATCTCAGTGGCAATATTCTCCACCAACTCAGACTTGCCAATGCCTGGAGGACCCCACAAGAACAGTGGGCGCTTGGATTTGAAGCACCGCAGGATACTCTTGCGGGCTTGCTTACTGGTTACGGTACGGGCTTCGGACATACACTACTCCTATCAAGTTACGGTTGAAATGCTAGTATAACGATTGTTGATTTTTCAGTCAACTGAATAAAAGTACAAAAAACCAAAAACCCACTGTCAATATCAAAAATGCCACAATCACGGCAAATGGTAACAGCACAAGAAATTTCACCATTTTTAAAAACATTGATGTCTCCGACTTAGGCGCCGTCGTACTCGTAGAACTTTACCGTGGAATCTAACTTCTGCAGTTCACGAGCCACTGTTGTCAGTGTGCGATAACGACTGGCCACTGATTCGCGCGGCAGTTCGCCATCGCAGGTCAAGTTCTCGGGCGACAGTTCAGCGTCGATGCTGTCAGCCAAGGCTTGACGGTCCTGTGCTGAGTCAAGGCTTAGGGCAGGACTGCCAAAGATTGCACGATAACGATTTTTATGCACTAGGTAAACTTGTAAAGCGCTCATTTGATCTCCTGATTGATATTTGAAATTAGCCAAACTTCCGGGCTTTCTTTGAGAAGGCTGCTTTGGCCCAGGCACGCTCTGACATACCTTGGTTAGAAAGTATGAAGCCGCCACCGTCCACTAGATCACAATACTTGATGATGAGATCTGAACCCGCGGCCTGTAATGCAGAGTTCATCTTGGCCACGGCATACTCGACTCCGGAGGAAAATGCTGTAAACTCATCCTCGGTGGTTTCATAGAAGTCAAAGTGACCTTGCATGGCTTCTTCGTACTCTGCGGCATCTGCTACCAGGAAATTGTTGAACACCTGCCAGTCTTTCTGGCTGTCCATATCCCAGTTCTCTGCGGCTTCGTTAACGTCAAACGATTCAAACTGCAAGTCTAGCACAAGTTCTTGAGTTGAAGGCATTTGGTTGGCTCCTTTTTATTTACTATACCCATAGTATAGCAGATCTGGAGATTTTGGTCAACTTTGGGTGTTGCGTAAAAACAACACTATTTTACACAGGTCTTAGGCGTATAAACTAAGGAATCCTTGGACCTTTTCACCAATGTAGGCAATCTGCTCGGGAGTGATCACAGGTGATGTACCATGGAAGTAGGTGTTGGTCATGGCCTGTGTGGCATTGGGAAAGTCGTCCCTGGCCCTAACAGGATCCATCAAGTGGCTATAAGCAGGTTGCAGCATGACATTGCCTGCAAAGTAAGGCCGAGTCTGGATCAGGTTATCTTCCAAGTAGTCCACGATATCGGTGCGTTTGAAAGGCGCATCTTTGCGTATGGTTATGGGAAATGCAAACCAGCTGGGATTGCTTTTTGCACGAGCACGTGGCAAGTGGAAAAACTCTTCGTAGGGTTGATAGATATCAAACAGCAGTTGATAATTGCGACGACGCAGTTGATGTATCTCTGGCAGTTTGTTCAACTGTTGTAGTCCCATGGCACATTGTAATTCAATGGGCTTGAGATTGTAACCGATTTCATCGTAAACATACTTGTGATCAAAGATTTCTCCGGCCATGCAAGGTACCCACTCTGAGAATCGCTTGCCGCAAGTGCCACATTTGAGTTTGTTGGCCTCGGGACCAACACAGTAACAACCGCGACCCCATTCGCGTAAACTGCGCAGGATCACATCTTGATTCACATCTGACGTGGCCACAAAGCCACCTTCGCCCATGGTCATATGATGTGCTGGATAAAAACTACAAGAGGCCATGAGTCCATAAGATCCCAGGGGTTGATCATTGTAAGTAGAACCCAATGCGTCACAGCAGTCTTCTAACAGTATGAGATTGTGATGCTTGACTATCTGCATGAGTCTATCCATGTCTGGTGGATTGCCCAGCACGTGGGCAAATGTGATCACACGGATATCGGGATTTTGTTCTAAAGTCTGCTCAACCTGTGCTAGATCCAAATTCAGTGTATCTAATTCAATGTCAACAAACACAGGTTCAAATCCCACCTGTAGCGTGGGGTTGAGCGTGGTTGGAAATCCTGCTATGGGAATCAATACCTTGGTTCCACGTGGCAAGTGATGGCCACGCTTGCTGGTCAACGATGACATCATCAAGAGATTGCTGGACGAACCTGAGTTGGTCACGATGCCAAGATTCTTGCCAAAGTATTGCGGAAAGGCTCGTTCAAATTCTAGGCCCTTGCCGCCCATGGCCAGCCAACCAGACAGCAGTGATTCAACTCCGGCCACAAACTCTTGGCTGTCGTAGTATGCACCGGCATAGTTCACAAAGTCCTGACCTGCCACCCAGGTCTTGGCTGCTTGTTTTTGATCGATGTAGTGTTTGACTTGATCTAGTATTTCTTTCATAGTTTCCTCATGGATGATTTGATACGTTGCAGTGCTTCTCGTATGTTGGCTTTGCTGTTGGCATAGCACAGTCTTAGATAACCTTCGCTGTTGGCACCAAAACAAGTGCCAGGCAATAGTGCTACTCCGGCATCCTCCAACAGATATTCTGCCAATGCATCACTGGTCATGCCAGTGGCTTTGATATTAGGGAATACATAAAATGCGCCATCGGGAGTGAGACAATTGAATCCCGGTATGCTGTTCAAGCCCGCAACCAGTAGATCTCTGCGAGCACGATACTCCTGCATCATGGTAGCAACTTCACTTTGGTCTCCGTTGATGGCACGAATACCAGCACGTTGGATAAATGGTTGTACGCAACTGGCCACAGTTTGTAACAGTGCCGCCATGCGTTCTACCACTACTTCTGGGCCAACCAGTGTGCCTAGCCGCCAGCCGGTCATGGCAAAACTTTTGCTGAATCCGTTGCTGAGTATCACGTGTTCGCGGCACTGATCGTAGACACTGGGACTGTAAAACACATCACCATAACTCATACGTGCATAGATCTCATCGCTGTAGAGATACACATCGTTGCCGACCGCTATGTCATAGACTGCGCGAACTTCTTGTTGTGTCATGACCGATCCAGTGGGATTGTGCGGTGTGTTAATAATGATCAATCTAGTACGATCGGTTATGGCTGCTTCAATATCTTTGGGATCCATGCGAAACTGATTTTCTTCTTTCAATCTCACTGGCACAGCCTTGGCACCCAGCATCTTTATCACACTGTAGTAGGTACTGAATCCTGGATCGGGCACGATTACTTCCATGCCGGGTTCAACCAGGCACATGACAGCATAATATATCTGTGTGTTGGCACCGGGAGTGACCAACACCTGCGACAAGTCAGGTTCAAAGCCTCGACTGCGTTGTGTGGCAAAACGAATGGCTTCTCTGAACTCGGGCAGTCCATAACTGCTGGTATAGTGAGTGTGGCCAGCACGAAGACTTTCTATGGCAGCGTCAGTGACATTGGTAGGTGTACCAAAGTCTGGATCGCCTATCTCCAAATGTATGATGTCTTGGCCTTGAGCTTCTAACCTGCGTGCGCGATCCAACACCCTAAACATAGGTTGTCCGTCGATGCGCAGTGCGGCCTGTGTTATTTCTTTCATTTTACCAAACAAAGTTATCTTGATAATATTTTACTATATTTGTTAACTCGTTGTCAAATAGTGCAGTGGCACGCCAACCCAGAGTCTGCAGTTTGGTGTCATCTATGGCATAACGAACATCCTGACCAGGTCTTGTCATGTGCTCAAGGTATTGTTCTATGTTGTTGCTGGTGCCTTTGATTTGGGTCACTATCTTGTGGATAACTTCGATATTGGCACATTCGTGGTTACCAGAAATATTGTATATTTCATTTTTAACTCCGGCATCAATCACGGCCAACACAGCATTGGCAGTGTCCGAAACGTGCAACCAGGTACGGCGTGGAGTGCCGTTTTGATGTATGTCAATGCAACGACCCAATGAAAGATACTTGACACTTTTGGGAATGAGTTTTTCCACATACTGTCCAATACCATAATTGTTGGTGGGCCGTAGAATGATGTAAGGCACACCATAGGTCCTGCCATAACTTGTGACCAAATGATCAGCAGCTGCCTTGGTGGCCGAATAAGGATTGCTGGGTTTCAACAGATCTGTTTCAGAATGTGCGCCGACTTCAATGTCGCCGTAGACTTCGTCTGTGCTAAAATGCAGCATCACAGGCATGGTGAACAGACTTTTCTGTTTGATCAGTTCTAGCAGATGATGCACACCGTTGATGTTGGACTCTAGAAACACTTTGCTAGATACGATGCTGTTGTCCACGTGAGTTTCTGCAGCAGTGTTGATAACATAATCGCAATCTACCAAACGCTCGAGATCGTTGATGTCACTGGCAATGAATTTGAAATTTTGATGGCGTTCAAGATTGGCCAACAGATTCCAATTGGCACAGTAAGTACCTTTGTCCACACCCAAGACATACCAACCACGATTCAAGCAGGCCTGCGTGACATGATAGCCAATGAAGCCCAAACATCCTGTGACGTACACAACTCTTTTTCTCATTGATACAGTTCCAATCCTTGATCTAGGCCTGCTAGATCAATGCCCATCTCGGCCAATGCAGTACCATCGCCGGTGTAGTTTTTTGGATCCGCAGGTATCTGCACTTCTATGCGCAGTTTATTATTATGTATGCTGGCAAAACGCCTGACAATACTTTCTAGGTCGTGCTTGTGCTGATACACGCAGTTGATATCCTGCGGTAAATTATCGTTCTCGATGTAGTGGTGCAACACACGCAGGAAATCACTGGCTGAGATCATGTCAAACTCTGCGTTCTGCACCGTGATCTCTGTCTGTTGAAGGCACCTTTTGAGTAATCTAAAGTCCGGCTCTGTGCTGTCAAACACACCAAACAGTCGTATGGTGTAAAAATTGTCAACCATCTGGCAGGTTCTAGCAATGATATTTTTGCTCAAGGAATAACTGTCTTGTGGAGCACTTGTCAAGATTTCAGACTCTCGAGCGCGATCAATGGATTTGGACTTGTCAAACTCTGCCCCGGAACCTATGTTTATGAACTTGCCGAACCTATGCCTTAGATTGTAGAAGTTTAGAAAGATAGCGAGATTGTTTTGTAGATCTTGATAGTTGCAATCGCCCAGGCGAGTCTTGCCACCAGCAGTGGCACAATTGACTACAACATCAGGCTGATAAAGATCTATCCAATCACTGACGCTGGTATAGTCAGTCAAGGTTACGGTGCTTCTAGATACAGGGTAGACGATGTGATTGCGTAGATTGAGACAGATGTAGCTGCCTAGAAAGCCGCTGGCTCCCAACACTGCTACTTTCACGATATCTCCGCTATCATCTCCTGGGCTAATTCTTCATCGCTTAGGAAAGGAGCCATGTCGTGCAAACCTGCTTGCTTGCCGTCTTTTAAGGCCTGGCTGGGCTGTATCTCTTGTTCTGTGGTGCAGATGCAGTCAATGATTTTAGGTCCAGGCACATCAAACCAGGTCTTGAAATGGTCAAGATCTTGTTGTGTTTCTGCGCGATAGTAGTTGAGTTCAAAGGCCTGTGCGATGCGATCAAAGTCAGGAAACCATAAACCGGTATCACTACTGGTGCCATACACACGACCTTGGAAGTATTTCTGTTGCGTGTTCTTGATGCTGAGATATCCACGGTTATTCAAAATAACAAAAGCGATGTTTAACTCATACTCTCTGGCCACAGCCAACTCTTGTATATTGCTCATGAAACTGCCATCGCCAATGATACTGATCACTGGCTGATTGCTGGCAATGGCAACTCCAATGGCAGCAGGCAATGCCCAACCCATGTCTGCCTGGGCAGGACTGAACACCATGCGCTGTCCTAATTTGGGATTGAGTGCCACTGGTCCTGTGTAACTGATGCTGCCAGCATCGCCCATCAAGACCTGATCGGACGAACTGTGCTGATTCACAGCATCTAACACAGCATAAAGGTTTAACCCATTGCTGTCATCTCTAAATTGATCTTGCATGACTGGCCATTTATGTTTCCAGTGCTGGCAGCGCTCAATCCATTGCTGTCTTGTCATAGCATACCTCGGAAGAAATCTCGCAGGTCCATCTGCAGATTTACATCTACGTGGACTATGTCTTTGGCCAATTCATTGCCGTCAATATCCACTGCGATTTTAAAACTCACAGGACTAAACTGCCGAGGATCATAGCCTATCACACTGGCGTTTAAACTGGATCCCAGGATCAGTAACAGATCTGCGTTTTGCAGAGCAAAGTTTCCTGCACGACTGCCGCGCTGCCCCACTGTGCCAATATTCAACGGATGCGAGTGTTCGGCATAATCTCTGGCACCGTAGGTTCCCACATAGGGTATTTGATATTTTTCTACAAATTGTAAAAATTGATCTACAGTTCCGCTTTGTCTTACGCCATAGCCAGCCAAGACTATGGGCCGTTCTGCCACAGCCAGGGCTCCACGAACAGCATCAAAATCATACTGCAAGGGGTCGGTTGGTACAGGACCTGTATAGTGCCTTGGATCATCGGGCATGGCCATGGTTTGTATATTACCTGGTATGTCTATCCAAACAGGTCCAGGTCTGTCGGCAGTCATGAGGTGCCAGGCATATTCTAGTGTGATAGGTACATCTCTGGCATCGGTAATAAAATGACTCATCTTGGTCATTGATTGATAGGTATCCACCACATGATGTTCTTGGATACCGTACTTGCGGATATGGATGTTTTTGGTGTCGTTGATCCAACCCGAGCAAGTGTCTAGTCTCACATTGCCCGAAAGAAATAACACAGGTACAGAATCTTGCCAAGCATTTAGCACACTGGTGGCACAGTTGGTTCCAGCACAGCCAGTTGTGGGATTAACCACTGCGATTTTTCCAGTGATCTTGCTTTCGCCAATGGCAGCGTGTCCGGCACCTTGCTCGTGATGATAGCAGATGTACTTGATTTTGCCGTTCTTGATAAATCCATCGTTGAGACCGGCAGCACCACCTCCCATGAGACCGTGTACATAAGTTACTCCACGATCATATAGGAATTGAGCTATCCAGTCACATACTCTCATTTGAGATCATCAACCAGGGGAATTTCCAAGAGATTGGTAAATTTCTGCATACAGGCCAACTTGGTAGGACTGTGACGGCTGCTGTGCCAATGAACAATTTTGGCATCCTCCATGGCACAGGTATTCCACTGATCCTGTTCTTGCTGAGTACGCCAAGTGGGCAACCACTGTGCTTGATAGAATAAATCAGGACGGTGAGCATCTGCCCATTCCAAACCTTGGTTCCAAAACATGGTGTTGTGTATGATCTGCTGATTATTGTAGCTGCTCATACCATCACTGTCGTCCCACTGGCTACGCATTTCGCGCTCGATCTTCCACAGTTCGGGATCCATGGTGCTGGGATAGTACTGGAGATCGTTGTTGAACAGGTTCTCAAATGACTTGTTGTATTGATTGGGTTCGGACCATGACTTGGGATCAGTCCAGTTGAACAAACGAAACTCTTTAAACTTGCCAAAGATCTCTACATCGTCTATGGCCTGTACATCTGGGCCCACCCACAAGATGTTACAAGGTTCACGATGCCATAGTTCATAGATACGATCATTGTTCAACGGCATGGCTTCATTGATGTTGTCAATCTCTTCGTCAAACAGGATATACTCCCATTTGCCTTTTAAAAAGTGTCTGAGACTGGACAGACTGTGACGGCACATTTCGCGGTAGGTCTGATAGATGTCGCCTTCGGCAGCAGTGTCTTTCCATACCCACTTGGTGCTATTGATACGACGGTGAGCGCAAACAACATAATTTTTAGTAGCCATAAAATTTCCTGATAGTAGTAGTGATACTTATTTTAGGCCCTGAAGGGCCTAAAATAATCTGGAGCTATTATTTTACCAGGACAATGTTGGGAAAACCAGCTGTTTTCTCTGATTTTCGAGAAGATTTTGCGGTTTTCTTGGCAGTTTTCTTGGCTGCTTTTTTCGCGGGTTTTTTGTACACGATTTCTTCCCCGGGCATCATGCACACAGGTATAGGCTGCATCTTGTGCTGTGTCTTGGATCGGATCTCTCGATACTGTTTCAACACTTCACGCTCGCGCTTGCCTTCGGGTTTGGTGCCTGTGGTGTCCTGCATCATGGCACGTTCCAGTTCAGGATAGGAAATGCCCTTGAGTTGATCCTGATCTGTGCGGCCATCGTCCCAGAGTCCGTCAGTGGGTGCGGCATTGATAATGTCTTCGTCTACTCCTAACGCACGGCCCATGTCCCACACTTCGGTTTTCATGCAATCGCCAATGGGCGAAATGTCTACACCGCCATCGCCGTACTTGGTATAAAAGCCTACACCAAAGTCCTCCACCTTGTTGCCGGTACCTACTACTATACCTGCGTGGCTTTGCGCTATCTGATACAAGCAGGCCATGCGCAGTCGGCTACGGCTGTTGGCCAAGGCCAATAGATTGGGCAGGACTTTGAAGTTATCTTTGAAAGCATCAAAGGTCTTGGTAAGATCCACAGTCACGTGTGTGACATTTTTGTACTTACCCTGCAGCCATTTGCCGTGATTGTCCGACAAATAGTGCTGTTCAGGACGCTGATGTATGGGCATGGATACCACGATAGTATCTACTCCGGTTTCAGCGCACAAGGTTGATACCACCGCTGAATCAATACCACCGGAGATACCTACCACCAGTTTGTCAATCTTGTGTCGCTTGGTGTAATCCTTGATCCATTTTGTTATAAACTTGGCTCGTTTCTGTGGTGTCATTTTATTTTCCTCGTGGATTGCTTTGGCGCGGACGCTGGTACAACGTGCGCTCGGACTTGACTATATACTCTCTACCGATCAAGCCCGCTTCAATCTCTCTGATGGCCTGTACCAATGGTGTGTGCAGATCACGATTTTCCAGTCTGCTGGCATCGCCACGACTTAGTTCTCTGGCACGCTGGCTAGCAGCCAACACTAGATCGTATCTGCTGCCAATTTTTTCTACTGCTACTTCTGAGGTGCGACCTTCGGCCATGATGTATCCTTATTCTAAGCCTTTGGCTGTGGCGCCAAAGACACCTAATAAACCAGCGGTAATGGCTGCTGGAACTGAGTGAAAAACCAATGCTACCACTGCAACTGCCACTGCTAAAGTTAATAAACCTCTGCCTAACATAGGACTTCCTTTCAAATTGGTGGGCCCACCTGGACTCGAACCAGGGACCAACGGATTATGAGTCCGCTGCTCTAACCAACTGAGCTACAGGCCCGTATTCTATATTTTATGCTAAATTTACCCTATGGTCAACTAATTTGAGTCGTTTATATGCTCGTTGCACAGTCAAGGCCTGTCTGGCCGCATCATCTACTGCGCGATGACTGGTGCTGAGTCCATCATCGGCGGTGCGTACATTGGCCACTTCAAACAGTGTTCTAGTGTCGCGAACTGCCCAAAAGTTCCAAGGAATGTTGATACCCAATTGCCGCATGGCGTTTTCAACGATTATGATATCAAAACAACTTCCGTGCGCCCATACCGCACGCTCGTTCCAACAAAACTTTTGCAGGCCCAGTATGGCATCGTAAAAGGCAATACGGCCTTGTTCTGTAAAGGCTTCTTCTTTGGCAGCCGCATTCTGTCGGCTCCACCATTCAATGGTGCTGTCATTTACAGAGCGCCCTATCTCGCACTGATCATCTACACTGGGCCTGACATCATATTCGGCAGTGTGTCCTGTACCATGCGGATCAAATTTCACAGCGCCAATGGTCAAGATCACACAGCCGGGCGTGACATCCAAGGTTTCTAAATCGATCATGACATCCATATCAGTCCCAAGTCCTGTGTCGCTCGGCTACCCATTCTTTGCCATCGTATTCCTCAATCTGCCATTCTACCGAGGCTGGAATCTCTACTATTTTTAATTTGGCCACAGGTGCGTTGGCTTTGGTACCCAACTCTCTCACAACCTGTATCAGCACAGGATCATCTCTGACCAGATCTCGATCTGACCAAACCTGATTGTTGTAACGATCGTTATAGTTGAGTTTTTCTTGATCAGTCATGGTTTGCCATTCTTTGGGTCCCGGCAGTTCCACACGCTGGTCCAAGGGCACCAACCAAACCGTTTTTACTAGACTGCACATACGATTTGTTTCGATCCAGACGGGTCGATTCATGATGTCGTGATAGCGTTCGATGGCTGTGGCACTGAGACCAAACCCACCGTGGCAGTCGTTGATAACTATGTGCTGGACTCCACGCAGATGCTTTAGCAAGGTATCATGTTCGGCCGTCATTTGAATTTCAATGTAAACAGTAGATATTTCTTTTCATCTATGATTTCAAATGGCAATTGATAACCCAGGTGATTGCGAGTCAATCTCACACCATACGTGTCTAACAACCAACTTCTAAACTTGTCTTGTTCGATTTTGCTGGGCGGCCGGTTTTCTGGATTCCATTGTTCCCAAGCACTTTTCAGCATTCTGGCTTGGCTGTCATCGGCCATGACTGTGTTGAGCCTGGCATCTCGATTGGCGTAATATTCATCCTTGCTCATATTGCTGTAGATATCGCAGTAGTTCTTTGTCAGTGGGCTGAACGAGGAGATTGTTTTTAAAGAAAATCTCGTAGGAGTCTGATCCGTATTTGCCGATGCCATATAACATTGTAGCATCTTCTCCGTTCCAAGTCAAGAAGTCCTGGGTCATGCCGCGCAGTCTGCGATACCTAACCGTGACCATTCCCAAGGATCTTATCACACGTTTCACTGTCATATGGTGTGCGGTCAAGAACTGTTCTGGAGTGGGCCAACGATGTAAAAATTCTGGCAATACCGTTTTAACAGGTTTTCTGCCAGTTTGGTTCAGCATGATCACTCCCACAAAGTGCTGCCAAGCACCTGAGATCTGTTGCTGTACCATTAGATCGTCACGCAAAGGTTTCACCATATTCATCTGCTCCATTTCAGTATCCATAAAAAAATATCTGCGCGGTGTGTAAATCCCCACCATTGTTCGTGGTTGTCAGTGTCGTGGCTGTAGCACAATACCTGACCCAGGCAATGTTGATGGCACCACAACCAATACTGTCTCCTGAGTTTAATTGTAGCAGTATTCACGGGCTTGACCGACACAAACCAACGGCTGGGCCTGTAATCCTCCTGCTCTAATACCCATAGCGGTGAATCGCTATTACCGAGACCTGGCTGGATATCGTTCCAATATCTGCGGAATTGACTGCGGTTTAATATTTCAATCATTGCCACATGATAGCAGCCATCATGGCCTGCTGCCGTCGCCCCCATCTAAACTTTATGGTCAGTCGATCGTCAGCAGTATCATTGTCGGTTAAATCCCAACGCCAATCCCAGCCCAGCCTGCCAGCGTGTTGTTTCAACCATGGACCATAGTGATCCCAGGGATCGCTGGAGAAACGTTCAATCTTGATGCCATTGTCGCGATCTTCTACCACTTGACCTCGTGGCCAGCGAACTTTGATAGTAGTACCGGGCATGAATCGCCACCACAGGTGTCCTATGATGGTGTTGTAAAATGGCACGCTACGCGGGTATCTTGTAGGCCAGATTAGATTCATGCCAGCCTCATGATCATCAGTAGATGTTCCTGGGGCTGACAAGGCTGACCGTAACTGTCATGGGCGACCTTATCATAGCAGGCAGGACAGAAGTAACCAGAGATGCCATGATAGTTGGAGAGATTCCACCATTGGCCTTGATCCCACGTAACGGCGTCACGCGGTAGATCACAGCCATGGCACTGGGATTCGTAGTTGCTCATGACCACCTCAACTTAAACAGCACCGCGGCCTCGGCATCGCGGAATCTGTAGTAATCATACAGCGGAGCACCTGCCACGATACCCATGGCTATGTCCGAGCCATACCTGTACCATGCCTGATCGAACTGGCCCACATGATCACGCAGCCAGGGCTCTACTTCGCTGTAATGATGACTGGTCCGACACTCGTAGGGAAACCGTTGATCAAAATCAGTCATGACCACCTCAATAGAAACAACACAGCATCTTTGTGATCCAGGAAAAAGTATTTGGTACCATTGTGCCGATACACAGAATACCAGCGATCTTTAAACTCGCCCAAGTTTTGTTGAAGCCAAGTTTCTCTGGTCTGCTGATCATCGGCAGTGTTGACATCGACCCAATAAGGCCAGCGTTGTTTAATCGGTTGTGGTGTCATGCTGTTCTGCTAACTTGGCCACCACTAAAAATCTTTGGTATGCTTCTTTCACAGCAGGATGATACATACGCCGTTGGGCCTCTTGTTGTAGTGCAGCCACGCCGGCCCTGGCAGCATCGCCAGCACAGGGTCTGATCCATGCCGCATCCTCGCGACCAAACTCCTCGGTGAGAGCAGTCATGAGTTCCAGTTGCCGGGCGTTCATCACCGTCTTTTGTGGTCTCAGTTCCATGGCTTTGTATATGGCTCTACTAATTGCATCTTCGGCATAGACACCGGCCGCGATCATAGGAGCCAGGGCGGGATCCACATCAAAGCGTCGGCTGGTCAAACCCACTCGCACTGATATCAAGTGATCACCTTCAGGCAAGGCATCCATGAGTTCCGGATCATATTCCTCTACCGGCTGATAACGCCTACCAACTTTTCTGTAAAATGTAGTCATGTCCACCTAATAATAAACAATGATAGCACAGCCTCTCTGGGAAAGTCAATGATCATGCCAGATCTCACAGCGCCGTTTTCCTGGCACCACTGATCCAACTCTTGCTCTTGATCCGCAAAATATACGAGATCAGTTAGCATTACACTTTTGGTGTAACCTAGATTGCGTACACCAAAATCATCTTCGAAAATACGAAAACGTGGATATGAGATCACTTGAATTCCTGCGGCCAATCGCAGGCTTTGCTGATTTTGTTCATGCCTGTGGACAGTCCTTTGACCAAAGGACTGTTCCAGGTCAAGGTTCGTACCCGGGGTTTTATTTGCTTGTACATTTCCACATCAGCAGGTGAGCCATCGCCATAGTCGGCGGCATACAATACAACACCCCGATCACCCAGGAATCCTAGATCCCATAATTTTTTAAGTATGTTTTGTCTGCCCGTGATCTTCCGGCCAGTGGTGACATCGTACACGCCCGTGACTCCGGGCATGACATGACCATGTAGTCTGCGATATCCGCGACAACTCACAGCCGTGGCACTGTTGCTGTTGAAACTGCGGATATCCGCATATCCATAATATCGATTGTCGGTTTTTTCCCAGGCGTAGGTGAGTTCGTCTTTGTAGTCATTGAAAATACCAGCGGCGCCATCGACCAAACCTGGAATTATGATCTGTGGACCACGCTGACCTTGTATGAGATATTGTGCTCCGCGAGATCTAGCACGTTCCAACAGCAGGGCTTGATTGTGTTGATCCTCTGCTTCGGCATATTTTACCACAGTAAACCTAATCAACATATCGCCGTCGCGGGAATGGCCTTCCGTGTTGTAATATCGGCTTTCGTAACGATTTTGTCTGAGACGCTCATCGGCCTGCTTGTATCTTACAATATGCTCAAATTTAAACATCTTGGTTCCTTTCTCGTCGTTGCCATTCTTGTTCCACTTCCGTGAGATATGCTCGTGCGATGTTGTGATCCTGACTTTGAAATCCCGACTCAAAATCTCGCAGGCGATCATCCGTCCAGGTGGCCATATCCTTGCGGAGATCTTTGGTGTGCAACTGCCACACGATGTTTTGAGTCAAGGGATTGAACAAGATTCAGTCCGGAGCATAGAACTCGCGATCCGCTTGTTCCAACTGCTCGATATAGGCCATCACAGCCGGCACCGACAAGTTGAACCGTTCAGCGATCTGCTCCACGGTGGCACCTTGGAACAAAGCCTCTTCGATGTCTATTGCTAAGTTTGAAAAATATCCCATTATTTTCTCCTTGTTGATAAAAATCCGTTCTTAACTCCAGTCCTTGAAATCGCCCGACTCCTCTTGATCACGATAGCCTGCTGTATAGGCCGTGATCTCGTCAGCGGTCATATCTTTAAGTTCCACACGATTGCTGGAGTAAGTATCACCTTTGAAATAGTGAGGATCGTAAGATCTGCGATAGTAAGCATCGGCCGATCCACGGTCATAGGCTCCGCCGTGGCGGGTGTCGTACGGTGTTAAAGTTTGGTTCATTGTGTTTTCCTTTCACGAGTATCAGTATTCAGGTTAGGACGCAGTTCGCGTATCAGAGCACGCTCTACCGAGTGTGCTTCACTCTTGCCACGCACCACTGCCACGATCGAGTAAGCAAAAGCACCAGGGCCACGATCACGCAAGGCTTCGTACAAGGCCCAGGATTTGTCTTCTGAACGGCTACGATACAGATGCTTGTTCATACGAACACGCACACTCTTGAGCACAGTTGACTCAGTCTTGGCAGTGACACCAATGTAGAAGTCTGTGCCCGACATGATCTTGTAAACGATGTGGGTACGATCTGAGCGTTTTTTGCGGGGTGCTTTTTTACTGTCCATAAGCATATTATAGCAAAACACGATTTTTTGGTCAAGTACAAAAAACTAAAGGTAAGTGAGCGCTAACCTAGCAAAATACAGTGGTTAGCGCACACTTACCTGGGCTAGATCAAGTGATTCGTCGGCCCATCTAGCAGGACCGCAAAAGGAGGGCGAGTAGGAAACATACACAAACACCGGGCTACTCGGGACTCGAAAGTCTTGACCCTTCAACATCACTCACGCTGGTTAAATGACCCCGGTGCGCTATTGTTACCATTAGTATAGCAAAATGGTATTTTTTGGTCAACCGCTAACTGCGGGCAAGACTTTCTAGGTATCGGCTCATGTTGCCGTGTAGCAAGGCCATTACTGCTTCTCGACTGCCAAACAGATGTATGCGATCTCGCTCGATAAAATAAGGAGTGGTCAACTTGCGATCTAGGTCAAGGATAAACTGTTTGTTGATTTCTTTTTTATCCAAGTTGATGCTGTAGCTTTCCAGTTCCAGATCTCGTTTGAGCACTTTCCAACCTTCTTGTGTGAGCCTGAGTCCACCCGTGGCACGCACATTGCACCACCAAAGCAGTTGTGCCTGCTCAAGGTTATAACCGGGTTCTGGGATTTTTTCGTACAGCGTTCGAGTCAGTAGATCTTTATTTTTCATCTCTAAAGATGAGATCACCTGAGTTCATGAGTACCACTGTGAACTTGTCTGTGTGAAACTGTTGATTCAGTTTCTTGGCCAAATTGATGGCGTGGCCTGAGTTGGGAAAACTTGTTTTGCGATATCTTGGACCCACATCATTGGTGAGACTGTGACTGCTTTTGAGACTGATAGGCTTGCCATCATAGAACACAGCCCAGATACCTTCGCTGCTGAGTACCTGATCGCATTTGTAGGTAGCTTTGCTGGTTTGCTCTAACAAGACTTTGGGTTTGGGTCTGCTCATATGTTTATTTATCAAATAAACCGCGCGGTTTATTCTTTGCTATTTTTTAAAACCGCCACCTGATATGGCTGTGGGAAACTCAACAGTGGTTGCAGCTGGTATGGTTTGTTGGCTGTCTAACAACAGTTTGGTAATGTCCGAGGCAAGGTTTTGTACTTCTTGTGCGGTAAACACCACTGGCCTTCCTGAAGTCATGTCTGTGCTACGAACACGATCCATGAATCTGCGTATGTGTATGTACCTGGTATCATCAGCCACAAGCAGACTCGGCTTCTTGCTGGCTATGGAATGGTCCTTGGTATTCGTAACGCTGTATCAAGATCACTTTGGGATTGCGTATCACTTCAAAGTCTGCAGTCTGTCTCACAGCATACCAACCTGCGGCATACCATGATCGGCTTTTGTCTGTCTTGGTAAAGATTGGCAGTGACCGTTTGACGTCCCACACAGGATTGTATGCTCGGCAGCCAACATCAAAGCCATACACTTCACGTGTATTTTTCTTGACTTTAGCTGGCTTGATCTTGTCCGCGAATTGAAACGGAATGCTTTTCCTGATGCTGGCTATGTTCTTGTGTATGGTATAGGCGTTGTCAAACAACACACGATACTGTCCATCGTTTTCTTGTTCGATGTTGCCACGTTTACCCGACTCGTCGGTCAAGATCCAGAACTTTTTATCAATGATGGGTTTGGCTATTAGGTTGGTCACGCTGTCTCCTTTGCTTGATTTGTTTTTGCTTGTTGTGTCTTGAAATTCTTTTCTGCTATCTCGTAGTGATGGTCGCACAACACACGAAGCCATCCTATGTTTTCTCTCTTGTGCCCGGGTGTGCCGCAGTGTTCGCAGGTGTATCTGCACAGCCTTTCTGCTAGGTTGACCAAGGGTGTCAAGTCATTGTGTAAATGGTCTGCATAGTATCTGAGATCACCAAACTTTTCTTTGACCTGCACCAAGTGTGGATACACATAGGCCTCGGGCACAGGTTCATATTCGGCATCCAACAAAGACTGTACCACTTTTCTTTCGATCATTTCTGTACCAGGGCGTATGCGATTGTAGTAGATTCTAGTAAAATAATATTCCAACCCACGACTGTCTCCGGCCAGACCACGAGCCAGTGCGCGATTGTATCTCAGCACATTGGCACGTTGCAGTCTGCGTTCACTCACAGTGGAATAAATCTCAGCGGTAACTTGATCAATGATACGTGTCCATCCGGGTCCAGTTTCCAAGTAAAAAGTTTCATCTACCATTTTGGGATACTTGGCCTGGAACACAGTGTGTTCAGCATTGTGGTCAATCATTGAGCACTCCGCTGTAGGTTTCGTTGAGCCAACGGCTGTATTGTTCGGCCTGCTCGGATATTTTCACTAGTTCGTACTTGCCACAGAACTTCATGAAGTGTATGCCCACCTGTCCCACATCCTTGTGGCTGCGCTGTTCTACGATGGCGCAATCTACCGCATCTCGGATTTCTCGAGGCTGTGCTGTGAGATCCACTAGAGTACAGTTGCGCTCATAACAGTCCAGCACACGATGTTCCTGTCCGTTGTGATCAGTCCAGCGTTGTAGCATGAGATTGTTCCAGTTGAAACCTTTCTTGTCTCGATCAGCATAGGCCTCTTGTAGGCCTACTTTGTTTTTTGTGCCCTTGGTCCTGACACCAGGATAGGCACTAAAGATGTTGTCAGTGGGATCACCGCGCATGCACTTTTCAAACAACAACCATTGAGGATCAGGAGGCAGTTTGGCCGCTTTGGTCTTTTTGTCTATCACAGGTTTCATTTTTGAATCAAAAATCCCCTCTAGTGTAATGACCTCGTCCGTGATACCGTTGTATTGACGAACATTGGCTGCCACTAACTGTACGAAATCAGTGTCTGAGGAGACTATGGTGTGCTGGTCTGTGGGGTGTAGCGCAATCCACCGGGCGATGATATCATCCGCTTCCGCTTCAGGATGCCTAATTACAGAGCAGTTAGTCTTGGCTGCTATGTATTTAGTGAATTCATCATAGGTGTCCCAAAAAAGGCGATCTTGCTCGGCTTCGGCTTCGGTCAGTGCCGCACGAGCCACTGCACGGTTCTTTTTGTAGGGTTCGTAGAAGTCCTTGCGCCAGGAGCGTCCCTCCAAGGCAAACACCACGTGATCAGCGCCAAACTGGCGCACACACTTGTTGACGCTGGCTAGAGTAACGTGAAGGGCATAGCCCAGTCGCTGCCAATCATCGGCAGCACGGTGTGCCGCGTGGCGAGCGCGGAAAAAGGTATTGGCCGTGTCTACGATTAGATAGTTCATACACACAGTATAAACTGTGCGGTTAATTCTGTCAAGATATTTTGGTTAACGATATTCCCTTTTGCCATCTTCCATCTTGGTGTTTTGTACAAAACGGTTGGGATTGCGATTTTCGGGATCAGCCTGTTCCTGTTCAAAGGTTTCCAATACCACATTACGGCAAACACTGGTGAACCATTGGTCCACTAGATCAGCATCGGATTTGCCTTGATAACCAAATCGCTGTAGTTGCAGAATAAACTTGTCATTCCAATCCAATTCAAAACTACCAGCAGATAGATTGTTGGGATCCACATCCATGGAAAGGATGGCCACATACGGCTCGCCCTTTTCTGTGGCAATATCTTTGGCAGATTTTTTTGAAACCTTGGCAGGTTTTTCTGCACTAGCAGGTGCAGGAGTTTTTTTCTTAAAGCGATCAAATAAGCCCATGTTCATTCCTCGTCAGTGTCATTGACAAGCAACTGCTGTGCCAACGACAGATGTGCCACCCATTGGGCACGCACATTTTTAATTATTTTCAATTCTCTAGGTGTGAGATTAAAGTGTAACACAGTGAGATCTAAACACTCGATTCTTCGTTGGACAACACCAGCATCGCCCGGCTGATAAAAGTCAGTGGGCATATTGTCATTTTCAAGAATCACTAGGTGCCCCACTCATTTTTAAACAGTGGCACCTGTAGTCGATCACTGTAGCGCAAGCCGTGTTGCATGGCCAACTCTGCCACGCGGCGATTGTTTAGACTGTACACACTTTCCACACCGCCCACAGGCATGAGATAAACATCGCCTGTGAATCCTTCACGGCGATAGATCTCCAATACTTCTAATGCTTCTTCTGCATCTTGTTCTTGGGCTATGACAAATTTAAGATAGGTATGCCCTACTTCTTGATACTGCATGACCACATCGGGTCGGATGGCATCTTCGCGCGACTCGCCGGAACACGAAAGTTTGGCGCTTACACTGAAAGTCAGCGCATTGGGTCCTCTACGACCAAATGTGGGATTCAAAGTCCAGTTCAATAAAAAGTGTCTGAATTCTGGATACAGCAGTTGGGTACCATTGGTTTCAAACGTGATTTCTTTTAGCCTCAGCATCTCGGGTCTGCTCAATAACACAGGATAGATCTGTTGCCAGGCCAACAAGGGTTCACCGCCGGTGATCACCAAGTGTTCATCGCGCCACTGTCGGTAAGGTAGCATGGCCATGATGTCTGTGACGATTTCTTCGGGTGAACGATAAGGACTGAGATCTTTGAACTCGGGATAGATGGCAGCATAGGTATCGCAGCCAGTTGAAACCAAGGGCAGTTCGTTATAACTCTTGAATTCGGATATGCGAGTCATCACAGCAGCCACTTCGGGATTGGCACCTTCTATCTTTTCATCCCTGGGCCTGCCAAACTTCTTGCAACGAAAGTTACAACCAAATGTGCGCATAAACACACTGGGCACACCCATGTATCTACCTTCGCCTTGTACGCTATAAAACAGTTCTGCTATTTTAATCTTTTCCATCTGCTTCCTTTTTGTTTAACGTCACACGACCTTGATCGTCAATGTGCCAGGTCAGTGTGTCTCCGATCTGCAATTCAGCAGCATCCAACAAGTCTTGTGGCAATGTTATCACCAAGTCTCCCTCAAGTTCTTCTACAGGCAGTTTCCAGTGTGTCATTGAAGATTTATCCAAATTGCGCCAGCAAAGCCAGCTAGATACAATACTGCTATGATAATATAACGAGTGCGTTTTGTCAACTTTTGATCCAC